TGGGGGTTTTTGTTTGACAACCTCTTATAAATAGTATTGTCGAGTATAAGATGTTATGAATAACTATTACACCTACATGTATTGCAGGGAGGATGGAACCCCCTACTATATTGGTAAAGGTAAAGGGAACAGAATAAACGACCCTAACCACACTATGAATTTACCACTTGTGGAGAGAAGAAAGTATCTAAAGACTAATCTAACAGAAGAAGAGAGTTTTAACCACGAAGTGTATATGATACATGTTCTAGGTAGAAAAGACACTGGAACAGGTATATTACGAAATCTGACTGATGGTGGAGACGGTTGTACTGGAAATATTGTGTCGGTAGAAACTAGAGAAAAACTATCTAAATTAAAAAAAGGAAAAAAATTCTCTGAAGAGCATAAGAATAATATATCTAAATCTTTAACGGGATTAAAAAGACCTGAAGAGTTTAAAAATAAGTTATCTAAAACTTTAAAAAAACAATATTCTTTAAAAGAAAGAAAACCAACGTTCGAAGGTAAAAAACATTCGAAAGAAAGTAAAGAAAAAATATCTAACTCTAATAAGGGAAGAAAAGTCTCTGAAGAAACTAGAAGAAGAATATCTGAAGGAGTAAAAAGAACTCTAATGAATAAGAACCTATAACTTATCTCTCAAGAACGACAAACCTAGTCTACGGGGTCTCGACCAGTTTGTCAAGTGTCTACAAAACCCCCCAGAGACCCCTCACATGGTCTATACTTACAAAGTCAGTCAAACACCTATGAAACCCAAATTCGTTACTGTAGAACCCAAGAACCAACGGAGTAAGAATCGATTTTCGAACTTGATGCATGAGCTTCATTCATGTAGAGTAGAACAAGAGACAGAAGACCAAATGTTTCTTTCATCTATTACTGGTAAGTACCACTTCTGGATGAACAAAACTAACGATGAAAACTGGCTAGTAATCAAATGAGTAACTACGATAAAATCTGGACCTGTATGAATGACCTTGAACAGTCATTCAGTCAAATTGCTACCATTGAGTTTCTATCAAATAAACTGATAGAAGCATCTGATACTAATAATCTTCGAGATGTTGTAGAAATTAGTCAGGCATTAGTTGCATTTGTTCCTGTTTATACTAAAAACTTTGATGAGAAGTTTAAGAAATGTTGGGAAGAGGTAGTCACACCAGAGCTCAAAGGTTATAATCAACTAGATAAAGATATGACAGGAGACTAACACATGAGCCTACCATCAAACAGTCAAAAACTTAACAAAACACAAATTGAAAGTATTGAAAATGCTGTAAAAGATGTAGGCATTAAGGCCATTCATCCTGATAAGATGGAAGAGTTTGCAGCCTATCTTGTAGATAAGGTAAAGAACTCTGATGAATGAAAAAGAAACACTCACTCTTGCTATGCAACAAATTGAGACCATACTTGACCTTATTAAAGGTAATGACTATGAAACTTACATGAATCTCAAACTTATTTCAGTCTATTATGAGTTACAACGACAACTTGACAATCTTTCCTAACTGAACTATACTATCAAGGTAATCAATCGAACTGATGAAATTTATTTACGTTGTTGACCATTATGTACCATTTCCCTCATCAGAATATGGTGGAGTGTGGAATGTTGTTGCAGAAAATGATGAAGAATGTTTTGACTTAATTACTGAAGAAGATGGTGAGTTTAATTCTCATTATTTCAGTGAATTAAGACAGAATATCAACAAGGCCGATAAATATTCTTTGTTAGATGAACTACCATCTAAAGTTGTAACCTCTTTCCTCACGTAATCATGTCACAACCACGTCAAAGGGATGTTAATGATCCCCTCTATGACCCAAATGATAAGTATAATGCCTATAAGGTAGACTTACACACCAATGAAACTCATGCAGAAGATGAGTGGGATGCAGAACATGATGGTAAGATTGCCGATTGGCACAATCGACATCAGGACAAAGTTCTAGACAAGTTCTGTGATGACCACCCCGGTGCACCTCAATGTAAAGTATTCGATGACTGATAAACAAAAAGACGCACTTAATCTTATGATTGAAAGTGTAATCAAACCTGATAGTCGTCTTCGTGGTTGCGCATACAATCAAGGATGTTATGATGAATTGATGGAATGGCGTCAAAAGATGCTTGACTTACTCTATAGTTATGAAACCGATGGAATTTCCACATCAGCCCCCACAGGGATTTGAATATTGGACTGATGATTATTCAAAGACAGTCAAACGTATTTGGATAAGAAACATCGGTCGTGAGTTTGTTGGATGTTCAGATGTACATCCAAGTTCAGTATGGGGGTTCTTTTGTAGAAAGAAAGGAGTGTTTATTGCTCCAATCAATCACAAGAAACCAGGTAAAGTAGTAAATATACTAAACACAACTCCATACTCAGCTATGCAGTTGAAACTTAATCCACTCATGGCAGCATTCTCATGAACCCAGACACCATAACATTATCTACTCCATCAAGGTCTTTTGCATACGAAAAAATGTCAAGAGATATTGAGTCCTGCGACGATATTGGAGAAATCAAAGATATGTTACGGTGTTATGTCAAACTATACCTTAAGCAACAAGAAACATTAAAATCTATTGGTGTCCCATCTTCTATTGATTAATTATTATGTCTGATTATGATCCACAGGTGAATGATTATGTTGAATGGGAGAAACCTTCAGGCACTCTTCGGGGATGGGTATATTATAGAGATGAAAAAGATGAATATATTACAATAGAACTCGGAACAAAACCAAAACCATATTGTACGGTAACTCGTACTCATAAACACTGCAAATATCATACATTGTTGTTATGTTATCAACATCAATGGAATGAATTACAATATATAAAAAAGAGAAATTCAATTTATGATGAAGATTAAAGCTTTGTTACTTGCACTGTCGATGTTGACAGTCTCCCCTGCTATGGCACAACCTGAAGTAGAGTCATTTTCGTATGATTCCATGGGTTGTATGTTACTTGAAGAATGTACTGAAGGTGTAGACCGAGTATGGTCTTTGTTAGATATTTCTGCAGAATATCCAAACACAGAAGAATTTGCTCCTGTGTCTAATGAGTTTAATAATATGCTCTCTTCACTGAATTATGTCGGTGTAAAAGTATATCTTGCTGATGAAAGATATTTTCCTGTGGGACACCGTGGTGTATATCATACCGTAGGTAATAATTTCTTTTTGAATAGAGCATACATGTATCGTCCTGGTGTATTGATGTCAGTGATGAGACATGAAGGATGGCATGCAGCACAAGATTGTATGGCTGGAACAATTGATAATAGTATGATTGCTATTATTAAGCCAGAGGAAGATGTTCCTATGTTGTGGCAAGAAATGGTAGAACGTACTTATCCAGTATCGGCACAACCATGGGAGAAAGAGGCAACTTGGGCAGGTAAAACTGAAGGCATGACTCAAGATGCACTTGAATCTTGTGCTCGTGGTACAATGTGGACCGATTATGAGCCAACTCCAATGACCAGAGAATGGTTAGTTAAAAATGGTTATATCAAAGATTGATCCTAATATTATTGGTCGGTTTTGTGAGAATGAATTCCTCAATTCCGACGCATTAATAACCATTCATAATTGGATAAGAAATCAAGAGTGGGAAGATGGAATAAAATCTTTACAATGGCTTGGTGATAGAAATCTACATGACCTGAAAAGAAATCAAGGAACAAAAAAAGAACTTCCTGGTTATATTTTTTGGTCTCATATTGATAATAATCAAAGATTTACTAGGTTTACTGAACCAAAACAGAGTTCATCTATACATTGTACAAGAACATCTACAGGTGGATATTATAAACCACATTTTGATGATTATAATCTAGGACATTTTTCTACCACAGTTTTTCTTAATGAACCTGATGAATATGATGGTGGTGAGTTAATATTATGGTTGGATGGTAAAGAACAATTTTTTAAACTAAAAGCAGGTCATGGTATAACATATGAGACTGGAATTGGTCATCGTGTCAATACTGTTACCAAAGGGGAACGATTGGCTGCTGTTTTTTGGACAACATCTAGGTGGACTGACATTGATAAGTTTAGAAAGTTCAAATATTATGATTATATGACACAATATTCTTATGATGATAAAGTATACGATACATTAGATGAATATTGTAATAGTGCACAGACAGTAATTAGAAGACGAACAGAGAATATCCTCAAAGGACAGTTTAGAGACTGTCCACAACACCTTGACTCCTTGACCTAAATACCCTATACTTACAAGGTAGTCAATCAGGAGTTCTCATGTCTGCCACCTATCTTCCACGCAAAACTAAGTATCGTGTAACTCTAGAGCTTGATGTCATGGATGACTTCAATGCCCATAATCTAGATTGGGAAAAGATCCTTGACCTTCAAGGTGACGAACGTGTTGATACATATGTAGAAGATTTGAGTGTGCCTGACAACTTCTTCTCCTGATAATATCGGGGGTGATAAATATATTATATTGTCACCTCCACCAATGGCTTACTATCTTACTAAACCATGTTTGATTCAGTCTTCAAAGACACTATATTTTACTGGCAAGAATACGTGGTCTGATGACATTTCAGATAAAAAGAATTTTCCTACCAGAGGTCCATTGGACGAAAAGATTGCTAATGCTGATGGTAAGTCCGGTGGATTCAAAAATGCAACAGTGGTAGAAGCATGAAGAACCTACAACTTTTTTTAGAACTTGCGTCTGAAAGAGCACAGGCTCTTAAAGATAGACAAGATAAATTCAAAGAAACTCAATTCAAATCTACTGGAGAGAGTGGTTCAGGAACTCTTGATTCACCAGAAACTAGAGATAAAACCGTAAGTGCCCGAGAAAGATATAAAAGGGGAATGGTTGAGGTTTACGACCCTGAAATGGGCACAGTTCGTGGTCCTCGTGAAAAACGAAGTGCTGCAGATCGTAGAAAACCTGGTGTGAAACCAAGAGTTAAAGCAGTTGGTGGTGGTAAGACTGCACCAGTAGATTATAAACCACAGGGTGAGAAACCAAATAGAAGTAAAACAATCTCACAAAGAACTCAACAACCAACAAAAGAACGTGGTTCTACAGAAGTTAAACAATCATACGCAGAAAAGATTAAAGCAGATAGAAGAGCTGCAGCCAAGGCAAGAGCTGCTGCACGTAAATCTGGTGGGGAAGTAAAAACAACTAAAACATCTTCTAAAGATGTTGAAAAGAGGGCAGATCAGTTGTTGAAGACAAAAACTGCAGAACCAAAGAAGACTGAACCTGCAAAACCTCGTAAAAAGTATGCTCATTCTGATGGTGGTGGTATGACAAGAAAAGAAAGAGATGCGACCAGAAATAAAGCAACTGGTCAAAGTAGGAAAGAAGCAAAGTCACAAATGCGTGCCGAGTTTGAGAAGACTCATGGTAGAAAACCAAATAAAAAAGAGTCAATTCAAATGACTGCCAAGGCTCATGCTGCTGCAAAAGCTTTATCATGACACGAAAAATGATGAGACTGTTTGATACAGTCGCAGAAGCCGTAACTTACATCAAAAACGAATTAAGTATATCTTCAGCAAAAGCTAAAGTATACGTTGAAAACAGTACTGTAAACAAAGTTGACGACAAAGTGTGGGTAATTCTTCCCTGATAGAGTTACTCACCTCCAATTGACCACTATAGTATAAGACCACCACTTTATTATGACATTGACCCATATCTCTCACCCAGAAGATCTTATTTTGACAGGTGATCTGTCAGTTTTTGAGTTACTCTACGATGTGGGTCATATCTCCATGAAAATGGATGGAATGTCTCTTGTGTGGGGCACAAACCCACTCAATGGCAAGTTCTTTGTATGCACAAAGGCTGCATTCAACAAGAAGAAAGACCGTAAATGTTATACAACTGATGACATCTTCGAGCACTTTGGTCATCAAATGGAAGTGTTCGAGATTCTGTCATATTGTCTTAAGTACCTACCAAGAACTGATAACATCTACTGGGCTGATTGGCTTGGTTTTGGTAGAACTGACGTACTGACACAAAATACTCTTACCTATGCATTTCCTGAGGCCATCACTCAGAAACTGGTCATCGCACCACATACTCAAGTGTATGTTACCACTGCATTTCACGAACCAGTATGTGAACCAATCAAAGAATCGTTTGATGACAGTGTAATCATCAAGTGGGTACAACCTTCTGTTGATCGTATCTTCGGTGGTTATGACGCACCCAAGATTAACACTGACAATATCAAGTTTCTGACTGATAAGGAGGCAAGTCAGGCCAAAGTTGCTATCAATGCACTTATCAAGTCTGGTCAGTTTGTTGATGACGCAACACTGACTGACATTCTAGGTTGTCCTTTCCTTGCCAATCTGTATCAGTTGGTGATTGACATCAAGTATGATTTGATGGATAGTTTCATCATCAACGATGCACCAACTGCATATCTTCCTAATGGCAAAGAAACTGACGGTGAAGGTTATGTATTTCACTCTGATACTTATGGGTCAGTCAAGTTGGTAAATCGTACTGAGTTTGCATACGCTAACTTTAACCATGGTTTTGGGAGTTAAAGTTACTCACCTCCAATTGACCCCTATAGCATAACACCACAATTTTATGATGTCCTTCACTTCAATCATCGAACAATACGAAACCGAGGTAGATCAACT